TCTGGTAAGGAACATGAGCTTAAGAACCACAAGGAGGCTTTGGGCGCTGTATTGATGGGTGTAACCGGTGTCGAGAAGATCGGTACGATAATCACTACTGCAGCGCGTAAAGCTGGCCAGGGTGATCTGGTTGAGGCCACTTACCAGCTTGGCAAGGAAAAACAGGCAGCGGTTGCTACTGAAGAGATAAACGAAGTAAATGGTTAAGAAAAAAGATTGTGCCACCCCGGATATGGTCGATGAAATGCTGGACTATGCACCTAATGATCTTGCGGGCGATAACTTGCCCGATGATCAGGAAGACGAGGCCCTCGTCTTTGATTTTGGTGATCGTGACTGCAGCGAAGTCGATAGTATCCGTTGGGTGGCCAATAACATATCAAGAAGCGGAGTAATGCCGGAAGACTGCCCGAGCGCGGTTGGTTGGACGTTGATGCTTGAGTGTCGAACGAGTAACGCTTTCAGGAACGAATTTCTAACGAAAATGTGGCCGAAGTTACTGCCAAGTAGGGCACAACTTGACAATGCGGATAATGTATCTGTTATGGATGGCCAATCGACAGTGGACCTTATAGACCGAATAGCGAAGGTGCGTGACGACCTTAAGCCTAAGGACGAGGAAGAACAGTACAGTACGTTTGAGGAGTTTTCTCAGGAAGACCCGGATGAGTGAGTTCCTGCACCTCGTCCCAAAAGAGATGGGCGCGAACCTTGCCTGGCGAAAAGAAATCCTTCTCATGGCAGCAAAGGATGTCGCGGTAGCACAGCAGTTAAAGCATATGTGTTCCGTGGATATGCTATTCTACATAAACGCCTTCTGTTGGACGTATAACCCCAAGCTCAAGGCATTAGGCAACATCCCCTTTATTACCTACCCATACCAAGACGATTCAATGCTGAGTATTGAGGAGTGCATTATTGAGGGCGAGGATTTCACGGTACCTAAGAGTAGAGATATGGGAGCCTCATGGATGGGGCTGACAGTATTTGAATGGTTCTGGCACTTTCAAGCTGACCTGAGTTTTTTGATTGTCTCACGTAACGAAGATTACGTAGATAAGAAAGGCAATCCAAAAGCTCTGTTCTGGAAGATAGATTACCTACACAAAAATCAACCGAAGTGGTTACTTCCCACGAACCGCTGGCTGGGCGGTAAGGACCCTCATAGGAAGTTACTACATCTCGGTAACGCAGATAACTCAAGTGTGATTGACGGCGAGAGTACAACTGGTGACGCGGGGCGTGGCGATAGGCGTACTGCAATGTTCATTGACGAACATGCAGCGTTTGATTTGAACGACGGGTTCCAGATACTTAGAGCGACTCGAGACACCACCGACTGCCGTGGATTTAACAGCACACCGCAGGGCAGTAATAACGGGTTCTATGAGGTGGTCCACAATACCGCAGCGCGTCAGATCCGGTTACATTGGACGGTCCATCCTGAAAAACGTATTGGGCTTTACAAGACCGGGCTACGTGGTAAAGTTGAGTTGCTTGACGAGTTTTCCGGAGTGGTGGAGATCCGCAGGAAAGATGAAGCTGGCAAACGAAAAGTACAATTCCCTGAAGATTATCCATTTATTTTAGATGGCAAGACCAGAAGTATCTGGTACGACGATCAGTGCTCAAGGTGTGTAAACGCTATGGAGATTGCTCAGGAGCTTGATATTGACTTCTTGGGTAGTGACTATCAGTTCTTCGATCCAGATTTTATTCAGATTCTCAAAGATAAGTATTGCAAGTCACCCCTCCTAATTGGAGAATTGGAATTTGATGCAGAGACATTAGAGCCTAAGCGTTTTATAGAAAACGCCAAAGGCAACTTAGCTCTCTGGCTGCCAGTCGATGGCGCGGGAAAGATCGCGAAGGACCGGCAGTTTGTAATCGGTAACGATATAAGCGCTGGTACAGGCGCGAGTAATTCGGTCTCCTGTGTAGTTGATCGTGCATCCGGCGAGAAGGTAGGGCTCTTAAAAACGCCCTACCTTCGACCCAACCCCTTCGCAGGGTTAGCGATTGCTTTGGGACTATTTTTTAACAAAGCGTTTGAGATTTGGGACGCGTCCGGACCGACCGGAAAAGTATTCTCAAATCGGATGATGCAATACGGTTACGGAAATGTTTACTATCGGAGAAATGAGAAGAAGGTAACTAAAGTAATAAGCGACGAGCCGGGATATTTTTTAAACCCTGCAGCGAGAGAAGCTTTACTTGAGGATTACCGCGCAGCGTTGGCCGATAGAGTTTACATTAATCTTTCTGAAGCCGGAATGAATGAATGTTTACAATTTATCAGGAAAGCAGATGGCACAGTGGAGCATGGCGCGAGCGCAAATTCGCAGGACCCAAGTGGAGCCAGGACAGCACACGGTGACGAAGTTGTTGCGGACGCTCTTGCTTGTCTTGGCCTCTCTGACAGGAAAGTAACAGCGAAAGCAGATGAGCCTAGCGTTCCTGAAGGTTCGTTAGCTTGGCGAAAACAGCAACACGCGAAAGAACTTGTTAAACAAGAAGATTCATTAGGTAGCGGGTGGTAAATATATGAGTAAACTAGGAGTTAATTTTAAACAGCTTAGAACAGCTATTGAATGGTCGATCAAAGAGTTTGACGGACCGCGAAGGCAGCGAGTAGAAGCTATCACTGAATTTGTCGGCAATCATTACGGCGACAATGGCAGTCCGCATAGGGTACCCACAAACATGATTGAACTGGCAGTCACGATTTATTCCAGACAGCTTATCGCTCAATCACCACGGGCATTAATCAATACTCCGATAACCTCACTAAAACCTTTCGCTGCCGATATGGAAATAAACTTAAATAAAGTACCGGGTGAGATTGGTTTGAGCGAAACACTACGTAGAGCAGTGATAGAAGGGTTATTCGGGATAGGTGTTGTTAAGGTTGGTATCGCTTCGAGTGGTAGATTCAACCTTGGACACGACGTAGGTGAGTCCTTCGTTGACCTGGTTACTCTTGACGATTACTTCGTGGATATGTCGGCAAAGAGTCGGCGTTCAATCCAATTTGAAGGAAATGACTACTGGTTACCTCTTGAGGTGGCCAACGATATATTCAATAAAAAGATAGAGCCGGACGATCATACCATTCAGGGTTCTGAAGGTGAGGTCCGCGCTGAGAAGATTACTGTTGGCGAAGGTGCTGACATGTACAAGGATAAAGTACAGTTACGCGACGTTTGGTTGCAGGATTCACACAAGCTCGTTACCTACGGAATAACTACAAAAGAGGTGTATAATATTGTTGATTGGGACGGTCCTGAAGGCAGCCCATTTCATATCCTCGGGTTCAGCGATGTACCTGGAAATATTATGCCTCTTCCACCAGTATCGTTGTGGCGAGACCTGCATGAACTTGGCAATACATTGTTTAGAAAATTAGCTAATCAGGGTATGGACAGAAAGAAAATAGCTGCATTCGCTGGCGGTAATGAAGAAGCTGTTAAGGCCCTTCAAGGCGCTAAGGATGGTGAAGGTATTTTTTATAATGGTGCTAAACCCGAAGAGATTAATGTCGGTGGTGTAGATCCAGCTACTCTTGCCTTTTATCTACAAACGAAGGATTTATTCAGTTACTTCGCAGGGAACCTCGACGCTCTTGGCGGTTTATCTGCCCAGTCTGACACAGTTGGACAGGACCAGTTACTTACCGATGCAGCTGGCGCAAGAATCAACCACATGAAGAGTGAGATGATTAATTTCACTAAAAGTATTTATAACTCACTTGCCTGGTATGAATGGACAGATCCGGTCCGTAAGAGAAGTCTTGAAAAGCCTGTCACTGGTACCGATATTGTTCTGAAAGTAAATTGGACCCCTGAAACTCGTGAGGGTGATTTCCTTGACTATAATATAGATATTGACGTTTATTCAATGCAAGACGATTCGCCAAGCGTTAAGATGCAGAAAATTGGGCTGATAATGCAGCAGTACATTCTGCCGTTACTACCTATGCTTGAGGCCCAGGGTGGCGCTGTTGACATACAAGCGCTAATGAGAATGGTCGGTGAGTATAGTAACCTTCCAGAACTTGCTGACCTTATAAAGTTTGCTGAGAATAGCCAACCGGAACAGGTACCACGTGGCAACCCTCAACCTCAGACAATGCCGAGTAATACCACCCGCACGTATGAACGGGTAACTGGTTCAGGTGCAACTCGGAGTGGTAAGGACGATGTTATGTCGAGAATTTTAATGGGTGCCGGTGTGCAGAACGCAGAGGCTGGAAATTTGATTAAGGATATTGGTTAATGATTAATACTTACTGTTTTGAAGATGATAAGGGAAACGTTGTTGAGAAGGATTTAGATAACGGCAAGGAGATTCCTGAGCGCATCACAGTTAAGGGAAAAAAGTATAATAGAAGTTATCGCGCAGAAGCGGTCGGTATTCCAGCAAGTGCTGGTTGGCCAATGGAATGTATAGCGAGTGGAGTTCACGCAGATCAGGGAAGAGAACTGGGAGAGTTCCTTAACAAGAATGGTGTCCCTACTGACATAAGCCGTGACGGTAACCCGATATACCGGGATGTTGGCCATAGGAGAAAAGCCTTAAAAGCGAGGAATTTCGTTGACAAGGACAGTTTCATTTAACTACACAGGAAGGACTTAGAATTATGAGCGCACAGACAATTGAAGATAATTTGTCAGAGACAAAAGAAAAAAGTGAAGAAAAAGAGGAAAATAGTGTTGGATTAGATAAGACACTTAAGGATGATATAGATGCAGCGGTGGAATTGTCTCTCAAAAAGGATGACAATGACAATGACGACCCTGATGAAGATGATAATGAAGAGTTGGAAGACGAAAAAATCTCCGACGAAAAAGATGAAGATACAGAGGAACCAAGCGAAGAGGCTGACGAGGATTTGGAGGAAGACGATAATGTCTCCGATGAACTACTTGAGAAGGCTATTTCACTTGGAGTCAACATCGCTGAAGCGAGGAAACTGGGCGCCTCTTTACTTAGTGCCAAAGTTACTGAGCTTGAGAAGTCTGCCAGCGCAGCAGACGAAAATGGTGATGAAAGCGATGCTGATGAATCAATCGAAGATTCGTTAGCAAAAGTCCCGGACCTTGATCCTGAAGCATATGAGCCTGAACTTGTTGACGGCTTCAAAGCTATGAAGGATATTATAAGGAGTCAAGATGATACTATCAAGAGTCTATCGCAAAGTGCCGAAGTCTCTGTTTTCGATAGTAAAGTTTCTTCCTTGGGCGAGGATATGGGTAAGGTTCTTTTAGCTGATCCTGAGAAGCGGACACAGTTAAAGGAAAAATTCGATGTTCTGACCGCTGGTTATGAGTCTGTCGGAAAGGATATTGACAACACTGAGGTTTTCAGCGAGGCAGCAAGTGCTATACTCGGCGAAGACATGGCTAAAGTTGCGGAAAACGATAAAAAAGTCAAATCAAAGGCTAGAGAGAAACAGAAGATCCAGCGTGCTGCGGGAGGAAAAAACAGCTCGCCGGAGACAGATGTTCTTTTGGAGACTGCTGACAAAATCGACCGCGAATTTTTTGATAAAAAATAATTTGAGGAGTATTTAAAATGGGTTTACAATATAGCGATATAGACGATGCGGTTCTATTGACACAGAATAACTTTGTTAAGCGCGGTGCATTCGTTGATATGCAGACCGACTTGACAGACCACGTTGCCGTAAGGGAAATGTGGAAGGGCAAGAAGAAGGTATTTGATGGCGGTGAAAACTGGGAATTTGAAATGCAGATGGACCACAACCATTCAGCTCGTACTGTAGAATTGTACGAAACTGACGGTTCAAGTCTCACTGACACAATGAAGAAGGGTGAAGTTGAAGCCCGTCACGTAAATGCACATTATATTTACGACCAGCATGAAAAAGCTTTCCAGCGCGGTGGCACAGCGATAGTTGACCTTATCCAGACCAGATACACTGGAATGATGGTCAGTTTTTACGAACTGATGGAAACATTACTCTGGGGCAAGCCAACCGATTCAAGTAACAAAAAAGATCCATTTGGGATCGCTTACTGGGTAACTAAATCTGCAACTGAAGGATTCTACGGGGGCAACCCATCTGGATTCTCAGACGGTAGAGCCGGTGTATCTACTACTGATTACCCTCGTTTTGCTAACTGGACAGCACAGTATACTGCAGTAACTAAAGCTGACCTCATCCGTAAGATGAGAAGAGCGCACAGAAAAACTCAGTTCCGTTCACCTGTATCTCATTCAACTCCTGAGTTGAGAGCTATGAGCAACGGTATCTATGTTGGCGATACAGTTATCGGTCTCATGGAAGAAGAACTTGAAAGTAACAACATGAACCTGGGCAATGATCTCGCTAGTAAAGACGGCCGTACTACATTCAAGAGTACACCGATCACTTACGCACCTAAGCTTGATGATGACAGTTCTGATCCAATTTACATGTTGGACTGGAAGTGGCTTGCTGTTGGTATCATGGCTGGCTGGGAAAACAATCTTACTAAGCCTTACATGGTTAAAGGTAAGCACCTTGTCCGCAGAGTAGACCTTGACGCTTCTCTTAATATGATCTGTACTGATCCTCGGAAACAGACAGTATTATCTAAATAGTAGCAGTCTTGTGTTTTGATTTTTAATAGAAGTTTTTGGTATTTTATTTTGGAGAAATTTTATGTCTAACGATAGTTTAAATCGCCATGAGAAAGGCGCAAACCGCGTACCAGAATGGGTTTGGTATGATGGAACTGACGAGCTTCAAGAAGGCGAAGCCGTTTGTTATAACGCAGATTACGGTACTGCAGCTAGTATCGACGGTCGTAGAGCTAACCGCGTTGAACGTCCAAGCCGGACGAACAGCAAAGCGTTTGCTGGTGTAGCACACGCAACTTACCCAGCTCAAGCAAACACTGGTGGCAGGATGATCGAGATTAACTGTCCTGGTTCAATGGGTGTTAATGTAGCTCTTGCAGTTAATACTATGATTGGTACCGGAATGCTTAGCTTCCAGGCTGGTGGCGGTTCTGGAGCCGGTAGATTTTATACTGGCAAGTATAAGGGACGTGGTTCTGTTATACCTCGTCAGACAGCAGCAGCTGTTATCGTCGAAGCTAGTATGGACGGAACATGGTCACTTGCTACTGACGGAATAACTCTTACTGTTGCAAGCACAACAGGTCTTGCAGCTGGTGACAGGGTAGTTCTTGTCGCTGGTGAAATGGAAATTCCTACAAAGTATTTAGTTACAGGAAAGTATACCATTTCTTCCATTACAAGCACTACGGTTCTCGTGTTGACAGAATCTGCCGTATCACTTACTCCTGTAGGTGCTCTGACCTGTACAGGTTATGCTTATAGCGGAAACGCTAAATGTCAAGCAGACTTGCTTACTGGCGATGAATCTGGTGGTGTTGAGTTCCTTAGCGTGTTGAACGCAGGTAGCGCAGCTCTTGCTCACATGGTTGGTGGTGTCTCTTACATTACTGCTACTGACATTTCAGGAGATGCAGATATTGTCCTTGCTCAGGGTACACTTCCTGGCGAAACCAAAGCAGTGGTTTGTTTGGGAACTATCGGCACAAGCGACTATACTGTCGATCCTGCTACTGATGGTGTCCAAATGGACGGATCAAGCACACTGGCAGTAGTAAGCGGCATTGACGCTGCCGCTGACGCATGGTATGGTCAATTTGGTGGTGGCTTGTGGCATACCGCTGACGTAGTTGGTGGAGCAACAGAAGCTTAGTAGATTAATTTATTGCAGGGGGCTTGGTTGTCCCCTGCAATTTTCTTTTTAAAAATACACAGGAGAATATGGATATGGGAAAAGGTAAAGATGAAAATAAATCTGAAGAAGTAATTAAAGAAAAGAAGGCACCAGAGCCTAAACTTGATGAATTTGCAATAGACACTTTTGAGAGTCTTGGAATAAAAGAGCCTTCTAAACTTTTAATAAAGATTTATGCTGATTTTAAGAAGCAGAAAGATATGCTTCAACCTGCTCGGTTGAGTCCTGACGGTTTTGTCACTTGCCTTATGATAGCTAATCTGTGTGAAGGAAAGTATAATGACTGAATCTAACTTATCTATACAATATTCAGATCTCCTTGCTGACGTTGGTTTATTCGTTGGTTATAAGGCTGATGCGAGCCAATGGACTCCGGGAGAAGTTGCTGAAATTGATAGATATGTTCAGACTGGCATACGTCAGTTTTATTATCCCCCTGCGGTTCCCGGTGTTGAGGTAGGATACAATTGGTCCTTTCTTAATCCCGTAGCCTCTTTAGTTACCACGGCAGACGATGCAGCGCAGGATCTTCCTGATACTCTTGGCCGTATTGTTGGTAATCTATTCTTTGATGACGAGCAATACAAGAGGTCAATCATTCAGGTAAGTGAGGCGCAGATACTTTCGTGCTTACAGCGTTCAGACGATACCGGCTGTCCAACTTTCGCCACGGTTAGGCATAAGGCACAGGTCGAAGGAGCTGGCCAGCGTTTGGAAATAGTCTGGTATCCAATACCAGATAACACTTATACTCTAAATTATAATTATGAAGCTTACAGTGGTAAGCTCTCAGATGACAATCCTTATCCGCTTGGTGGTATGAAGCATTCTGAACTTATTTCAGAATCTTGCCTGGCAATTGCAGAGCAAAGAGCTAACGACGAGAAGGGTATTCACACTGAATCATTTTCTCGCTTATTGGCTTCTGGCGTTGCGTATGA